GGGCGGCGAGATACAACGACAGGTGCGAAGTTGAAGGCCGAGGGCGCGCTTGCGGGTGTGTCGGACCTGATACTGTTGAAGCGGAGCGGTGCGTATGGCGCGCTGCTGATAGAAATGAAGACTCCCAATGGTCGCCAGAGCGATGCTCAACGCAGATGGGAGGAAGAGATTACAGCGTGTGGTGAGTACCGATATGTAGTGTGCCGAACGTTCGAGGGGTTCAAGAATGAGGTAAGCGGCTACATCGGCATCTCACTACGAGAAAAAAATAAGAGTGAGTAATATGGCAGAGAGTAAACGAACGGCCAGTTACTTCTCGCACGACAGCAATGCCAGGAACTCCGACCGATTGATAAAGGTGCGCATGAAATATGGCGCATTGGGTTACGGGGTTTACTTCATGATACTGGAACGGTTACGCGATGACCCCAGATACATGAGTGTCAGAGATTATAATATGATAGCCTTTGACCTTCGTGTTGACTCATCGGTGATTAAGTCCGTTGTTGAAGACTTTGGGTTATTTGTCTTCACCGAAGATGGTGAGTACTTCTACTCCGAAGGTTTCATGCGCAGAATGGACTTGAAGGATAATGAGAGGCAGAAGCGGTCGGCAGCGGGCAAAAGGGCCATGGCTACCAGATGGGGCACTACAACTGATAAGAGTGTTATAACAGAGTTACCCGAAAATGATAAGAGTGTTATAAGAGTGTTATCGGAAAATGATAAGAGTGTTATAACAGAGTTACCCGAAAATGATAACAAGAAAAGTAAAGTAAAGGAAAGTAAAGTAAAAGATGATGGTGTAGGAGAAAAATCGCCATCGACGGCATCACCGGCAGAAGTTGATAATCTGGCAACGGACTTGAATGAATTGCGCAAAGAGAGTGGTTGGATAAACCTTGTTGCCATGAAGTTTGGCATGTCAGTGGCCGATGTCGTAGGCATGATAGCAGACTTTGAGCTTGACTGCCGCGTGAACGGCAAGACGTATCACCAGAACCTTGCTGATGTGAAGAGCCACTTTGCGAACTGGCTCCGCATACAGCGCAAACAAGAAACGAATCATGCAGGAAGTGAACAAGACCCCGCAGCAGCGGAAGCGAAACATACCCGACGTAGGGGAACTGATGTTGCAGCTACGTCGTCAGCGGATTACTCAACAAGGCTTTAGGTTGCCGCTTGGTGTGGAAGATGCTTATGAGCTGCTGTACTCAGCCCTCCGTGTGGAGGTGGAGAGCAAGCATCGCAAGTTTGTGGCAGACGATGAGACAACTCGCATTGTGGCCACGCTGGCGAAGTATCTGACATCGAAGGACGTGCACTTGACTGGACTGATGTTCTGTGGTATGTGTGGCAATGGCAAGACGACGATGCTGTATGCCCTGCAGAATGCAGTGAACTGGCTGAAGGAGAATAACCGTTTTAGCAAGGAGCAGACGGAACGCGGTCTTGACCGGCTGAATGTGGTAGACGCTCGTACGATAGTGCGGCGCATGAAGTTGAAGCCGATGGAGCTGATAAAGACCCCGATGCTTGCCATAGAGGACATGGGTCGCGAACCTGCTGAGGTGCTTGATTATGGCAATGTGACAACGCCTCTGACGGAGCTGCTTGAGTGCCGGTACGATGAGCGGTTGTTTACGGTAATCACTACGAACCTGACGGGGGAACAGATACGTGAGAAGTATGGCGTGAGGATAGCCGACCGCATCAACGAGATGATGGAGATTGTGGTGTTCAAGAACGGGTCGTACAGGTGAGGAGGGGGATTGGTTTAAGTTGAAGAGTTGAGGAGTTGAAAAGTTGAGAAGTTAAGAGGTCGGAGTTTCTAAGTTGAAGAGTTAAGAGGTCGGTTTAAGTGGTTGAACTCGTAGAGGTTACTCCATAAACTTTTCAACTTATAAACTTATCAACTTGAAACTCCAACTCATCAACTTCTCAACTTAAAAGTAGCGGTTTTGCCGGACGGCAATAGTTTTGTAAGGTGGAAATAAAGTGTGTGTGAATGGTTGTTGCACTAATTTCGTGCTATATATAATCAATTAAGAGAGAAAAACTATGATTGGAGCTTTGATAGGTGCGGCGGTGTCGATAGGCAGCCAGATATATGGCGGCATAAAGGCACGTAAGGCAGCACAGAAGCAGGCAGATGCCCTTGCAAGAGAGAAAGCGGAGAACACTGCTTGGTATAACAGACGCATGAATGAAGATGTGACACAGCGCGCTGATGCCCAGCGTGTGTTGCGACTGGCGGAGGAGTCGATACGTCGGCGCAACAAGGAGGCTGCAGCGACCCAGGCGGTAGTTGGTGGCACTGAGGAGAGTGTGGCGGCTACAAAGGAGGCTAACGCGAAGGCCCTTGCTGACGCGACGAGCCAGATAGCTGCTGCCGGTGAGGCTCGCAAGAACTCGATAGAGGATAGCTACCGCAACCAGCAGCATAATATTGCGCGCGAAGAGATTGGACTTGATGCTCAGAAGGCCCAGAACACTGCTGAGGCTGTGAAGCAGATTGGTGCGACGGCGGGCAATTTGGCATCGGCAATAGATAGTGGTGATTCGGTGGGGAAGAGTTCGGCAAAAAAATCGAGTGGAACTTCCGTAACACCGGAGAACGTAACACCGGAATATGAAGCTGGAACGCCGGAGTATGGTGCCATGAAATCTATTGAAAAGGCAAGAGCACAAGCACAGAAAAATGCGGAACGCCCTGATTATTCTACAATGACATATCATTTATGATGACAGATACAGACGATGACAAGAAAAAGGCTGTAGCCGTGCCAGCAGCAACTCAGACGAAGCAGACTGGGCAGCCTGCAGGTGGTACGACAACGGAGGCTGGACAACAGGCAGCTGGTGGAGTGGCAGAGCCATCAGCACAGAATGCGGGCGGCAATGATGATTTGCCCCCTGCACAGACGTATAGATATACGCACAAGCCTCTGACTGATGATAAGTCGGAGGAGATGCGTGAGCGTGGTATGGCAGAGATGCTGGAGTTGCTTAAGAAGGGCCGTGCCAATTATGCTCCAGAGACAGAAGATGAGCGCAAGAAGCGTGTGAAACGCGAGCGTGCGAATGCTATAATTGCGGCATTGGGTGATGGCATATCTGCTATCAGTAATATGGTGACGTCGAGCAAGGGTGCGCCGAGCATGTATGAGGCTCAGAATGGTATGTTGCCGAAGTGGCGTGAGCGTTATGACAAGGCCAAGGCTGCACGTAAGGAGCGTGAGGACAATTACCTTAGCTATACAGCGAAGATGCAGGAACTTGCTAACCAGAACTCGGAATGGAAGCGCAAGATTGCGATAGACGAGGCGAACCAAGACCGACTTGATGCTGAATTGGCACGCAAGCAGGCACTTGCTGCTGCCCAGGCTGGCAGAATTGCTGCCCAGAATGCGAAGGACGAGGTGATGACTGCATATTATAAGACAAAAGAAGAATATATAAGTCTTGGGTATGAGCTTGACAAGGCAGAGAGTGCAGCGAGGGTGGCTAAGAATAAGGCAATGGCCGAGAAGGCAAAGAAAAGCGGCAATGGCAAGTCTGGCAAGAAGGGCGGAGGCTCGAAGAGCTCTGCCGGTAAGGACTATACAGAGACAACGACAAGAGATTATGTTGACCAGTGGGGCACCCCAAGGCATACAACAACAACGAAGGTGAGAACGTATGCTGGGAACAAGAGCAAGAGTGGAAAAAAGAGCAAGGGAAAAAATAATGGTGGTTTTGCCGCAGGACTTAAATTGTAATAAAGATAGAGATTATGCCAATAAGTAAAAGCGCACTGAAGAATATATATGCCACCTTGCAGAAGGGTGGATATACACAGGACTACGAAACTTTTGAAAAGGGTTTTACTGGTAATGAACACTATGCGAACCGCAAGAAGGTGTATGACTTGCTGACGGCGAACGGTGCTCAGATAGGCGACAGCTATGAGGATTTTATGCGGAGAATATATGTGGCTCCGGCTAAGCCCGCAGCGGCGCAGACTGCCCACCCTCAACAGACAGCACAGGCTGCAGCACCGGCACAGCATGCGCCAGCCGCGAAGCCGAAACCGCGTAATGGGCAGTTGACGGCGGCTCAGCGGCAGGCATATATAGCGAGGGCGCAACAGATGTCGCAACAGGTTGGCGCATCGGTGCAGCGCACAAATAACCGCATGGATTATGAGAGAGCCAGGGCCGGACTGAGGACACCGCGTGTGCAGCTTGGCAGCAAGGCCAGTGGCGGGGCGAAACTTGGCGAGAACAGCCGTGTGGTTGCTACGAAGCCGAAGTTTAACCCTGCGACGGGTAAGATGGAGCGGACTTACTTGACAGAGTCGGGTAATGAGTATACGAGCCGTGCTGCGGCTGACATGGAGCAGAATGAAATAGACCAGGCGGTACAGCAGCAACTTTATCCTAGCTATAATAACTATAACGACAAGCAAGCGGTGGCTGCGCAAGCACCTGCTACTGCTGTTGCGGCCCAACTGTGGAAGGAAGCCCAAAATGCGTACGATGCTGATAGCAGAAGGTATGATGAGATGGATTCAAAAAATCCTTGGGCTGCCAATATGGGTGTTGCAAAAGCACAAAACCTTGAGGTGTCGCGACTTAAGCACTTTGATTTGCAGAAGATGAGTGACAACGCCTGGGCGCGTGTGGGCAAGCAGATGACGACATCGTGCTATGCGCGCCTGAGAAAGATGTACCCGAATGCGTTGGAGAGACAGGTGCAGGCATCGGCGGAGAAGGAGGCACGTGCACTTGTGCAGAATGCAGTGTACAAGTATGCGGTTAAGATGAATGCGCCCAAAAGTCAGTTGGAGTACTTTATTAAGAAAGCCGTTGATGCGAACATGTTGACAAGCGTGCTCAGAGGCATGGCGCGGAAACAGGCTGGCACGACAGGTGATATGGCGGCCTACGAAGAAGCCATGGACGAATATGGCAAGGACCACCGTTGGACTGGTGTGTTCGGTACGGGTGTGGGTATGGCGTTTGACCCGACGAACTGGCTTGGCGGTTATGTAGGTTCGCTTGCCGGTAAGGCTGCACTGAACATAGGCGGCCGCCTTGTGCTGAAGAGTGCTCCTGGTGTGGGTGCCCGTTTGTTTGGCAGCACGATGGCAGGCAAGCTTGTGACCGGTGCGGCAAGCGGCATGGGCATGATGGGCACCTACGAAGGCGTGAAGGAGGCCGAGAGACAGTGGGTGTATGGCGGACACGTGAACCCCGAGACTCGCGAGAATGAGGGCTATTCGGCAGGTGCTGTGGCTTTGTCGGCCCTGAAAGGTGCCGGACTTGGCGCGATGACCGGTATGGTGTCGCCGTTGGTGGGCAATGTAGCAGACAAAGTGGTGCAAACCACGACCAGCGCGACTGGCAAGGTGGTGACAAGACTTGGCGAGGTAGCGACATCAGCCGTGGCCGAAGGTACGATATTTGCCATGCCGGCAGTTATTTCTGGACAAGAGAGTTTTGTGGACGCGTGGACCGAAAGTATGGCAATGATTGTAGGCTTAAAGGGTCCGCACATGGTGAAGTCAGCTGGCCAGGTTATAGCCGGAATGCGCCCTGTGGCAAATCCGCGAACCATGGCGGAGCGCAACAAGAACCGCAGAGGTTTTGTGGAGAACTTGAAAAGGACCATGGACGCGGGTGCGAACAAGCAATGGAATGGCAATCAGCCAGACGTTAGGTTCACGAAGGAGGAACTTGCCGAGTTGAAGCAGATGGGTTATGGCAATCTTGCATCGCTGCTTACCCCCACCGAGAAGGTATTGCCGAAGAAGAAGCCCAGTCAGCCGAAACACCCCAAGAACACTGATGGCTTGACGGTATACTTTGATGTGGGAAGTGGCAAGAAAGAGGCAGAGGCCGACCCGAAAATGAAGTGGTTGCAGCAGCACCCCGAGTTTGACGGTTATGCCACGATGGAGAAACTCATGCAAGACCCGAATGTGAGCCAGGCGGCAAGGGCGAAGGCTTATTATATGTTGACGGGCCGTCTGTTGCCGATGGGTACTATTACCGGTTGGAACGTGGGTAAGGACGACAAGGGCAACATCTGGGTGAAGTCGGTGAATTCGGAAGGCGAGGTTGTAACGAGCAGACGTTTTACAGATGAGGCATCAGCCAAGAGAGAGGAAGCCAAAATCATACGCCAAGTAGAACTCAATACCGTTGACATGGGCGAGCAATATAAGGAGATGCAGGCCAATGCCGCTGTGGTAGAGACTGCTATAAAGGCTGTGGCTCCGAATGCCGATGTGAATGAGGCCATGCGCGTGTACGGCGAGGTGAAGAAGGGCAACAAAGACTATGACAGTTATAAGGACCTTGCGAAATCGATAGACGAGGCTATTGCGTCGAACCCCGAAGCGGTGGAGAGGGCCAAGACGTTATTGCCGGAAAACATACGTAAGGATATTGCCGAACAGACTGGTGTGGAGGTGGACAAGGCTTTGGGCAAGCCAGAAGCAGAGCGCACTGATGCAGAGAAGCAGGCTGTGCAAACCTATCTTGAAAGACTTTATGACAAATCGGCGTCAGATGGTGCGGCGACACCCCCCGATGCACAACTTCAGGGTCCGGAGCAATTTGCTGAAGCCTATGCCCAGCACCGTACGCACAAGGGCAGCGGACAGGTGGTGCCAGCCACGATGAAGGCTGGTGACAGAAAGGTGTATGTTATTGATGGCGATGTGGTGCAATATGCGGACAAGTCGGGCATAGATGTGGCGAAGTCGGACAAGAGTATTGTTGTGTGTGATGCTGAGACGGGCAAGTATGAGTATACGAGTCCGGACCAGCTAATGAATGTTGGTGAGCCAGCGGACCCGAGCACACTGTCGGAGGCGTATATGGCGAACGAGCGTGCGAAGGAGGCTGCTGCCAATGGCGAGGGAACTGCCGAGGGTAATGCGGCTGCCGAGGGTAATGCGGCTC